AATCAGTCATCTATTCAGATGCAACAGAATGTTATCTACAAATACCTGCCCGCTGAGTTCAAAGAACTGAAGAAAAACAAGATTCAGAATGTTCAGTACACTCAGAAGAACGGTTTCTCTGACAATACATTCATTCTACCCAACCACAGCCAGTGTTTCTTTATGAATTACGCCCAAAAGCGTGATGTCATTGAGGGTGGCGAGGTGGATTTGATTTGGTGCGATGAACTTGTGCCTCTAGACTGGATTGAAACGCTCCGATACCGTGTGGTCACCCGAAGCGGCAAGTTGGCAGTAACATTTACGCCCATCTCTGGGTACAGTTCGGTGGTTAAGGAGTTCGTAAGCGGCTCAAAGATACTTGAGACCAAGCCCTCACCGCTTCTCCCAGACAATATCAATGTGAACGGCTGTCCGAGAGGCACTATGCCCTATAAGGCCAAGTCGTACTCCCGTTCTGCGGCTGTTATGTGGTTTCACAGCCAACTAAACCCTTACAATCCATTTGAGCAGTTGAAGAAGACGCTTATGGGCAAGAAGTCCTATGAGATTAAGATTCGTGCCTACGGATGGGCCGACAATATCAGCGGTAGCCAGTTNCCACGGTTCAGCCCAGAGATTAATATCGTAAAGCACGAAAATGTCCCAGCCGAGGGCACGAACTATATGGTCACCGACCCCGCAGGTGCCAGAAACTGGTTTATGCTATGGGCTAGGGTGGATACAGAGGGTAATATCTATGTGTATAGAGAGTTTCCAGACGAGTCGGAGGGTGAGTGGGCACTCCCAGCCGCAGAAGCGGACGGCAAGGCGGGAACCGCACAGAGGGCGAGTGCTGGACGCTCCCTAGCCGACTACAAGGCCCTAATACTTGAACTAGAAAACGGTGAGACCATCTGTGAGCGTTATATTGACCCTAGAGCAGGTGGCACCAAGGCAGTNACGGAGGATGGTGGGGTAACCCTCATCGATATGCTTGATGACGGTGAGGAACCTATGTTCTTCCTTCCAGCCGCTGGCATCCGCATCGAGCAGGGGGTCGCCCTTATCAATGACGGCTTTGCCTATGATATGAATCAAGAACTTAGCCCTCTAAATAAGCCAAAACTCTATATATCAGACAAGTGCCAGAATCTTATCTACTGTATTAAAGAATGGACTGGACAAGATGGTGACAAGGGTGCTACAAAAGACCCAATCGACTGCCTCCGCTACCTTATGACAATGAANCCCCAACATATAGGAGATGGCTCTATGCGTAGTATCGGTGGCGGCAGTTACTGATGGAATTCTTCTTCCCNGCACTCTTGTCTCGTCAGAAAGCGATGCTGTTTACTGGTTTCGGACGAAAAAGACTTGAAACCCTAGTCACCAAGCGTCAAGTGAGAACCTTCACCACCAAAGGTGGTCACAANAGGTACTTTCGTGAAGACCTTAAACAATTTACTAAATGAAATCTTACAATAACGGGCAGGACAAATTGGTCTTTGCCACAGACAAGCCAGACATCCCCTGCCTCTATGCCGAGTACCAACGCTCGACACAGAACGGTGGCAACACCGCAAACATTGCCGCAAACGATGATATCCGTCTTTCCAGATGGGCTGGTCAATCTTCCGATGGCAAAAAGCATTCTTTTAATAGAGCCGATGGAGACCCAGCGTTTCCTTTCGAGGGAGCCTCAGATGTCCGTTGCCGACTGACTGATAGAACTATTAATGAGATTGTGTCGATTCTGGTCACCACTTTCGACAGATGTAAGGTTAAAGTTAACGGCACAGAGTTCAGCGACTCTGAGGGAGCCGCCACAGCGAATNTTTTGATGTCTTGGCTCCTTGAGTCCAGACTCCGTTCTGACCTCCGCAAGGAAGCCGAACTCCTCGCTCAGTACGGCCTTCAGTATGGCTGGGCTGGTATGCACATCATCTGGGAACAGGAAATGGGCACCAGATTCCAGACCATCCGCATCGATGAACTGATGCAGGTCGTCCAGCAAGCCGTCCAGCAGAACCCAGAGACAGCCCTTAAAGACCTCCCAGCCGCCATCGACAACCCAGAGCAGGAAGACTACGCTGTCTCTCTTATCACACAGTATCTGAAAGATGTTGAGCCTAGCGATGTCAAAAAGGCCGTCAAGGAACTCAGAGAGTTTGGCGTTGCCAGAATTCCAGAGGTTTATATCCACAAGGCCCAGCCAGTGCTGGTCGCACTCAAGCCGTATGATGAAATCTCGTTCCCGCCAGAAACGATTGATATCCAGAGAGCCAGAGTCGTATTCAGACGCACATTTATCACTGAAGTAGAACTCCGTTCTATGGCGGCTCAAGATAACTGGTCTGATGAGTTCGTTGAACAGGCTAGAAATGTTATGGGTATGCAGTCCAACTTCAATGACCCTAATCTGCTCCCCGCCGCCGCCTTGATTAACTATCAAGTCAGCCGACAGGATAATCTCATTGAACTCGTATACGCCTACAGCAGACAGATTGATGAGAACGGATTTCCAGGAATTTACCAGACCATTTTCTGCCCTCAGTCTGGCTCCGAAGTGTACGCCAAGCACGAACTGCTGGGCTACGCACACGGCAAGTATCCTTTCGTAATCTACCGCAGAGAACGCATCAGACGCTCNATCTACGAAACCCGTGGCATCCCAGAGATTGCGATGACAGACCAAGAAGAAATGAAGGCACAGCACGATGCCATCCGTGACCGCACGGCATTCACAACGATGCCTCCCATCCTTGTTAAGAAAAGACTTGGTGGTATCAATAAGATTGCTCCGGGGGTTCACCTGCCTGTTACAAGCCCAGACGACTACAGATTTATGCCTACGCCCGCTGGCGAAACGGGCACAGCATTCGCTCTGATTGACAGAGTAGAAATGAACCACGCATCCTATTTCGGCCTATACCATCCGAACATTATGCCTCAGAAGACGCAGACCACACAGCAGTTTATGGTGAACAACTGGCTGGACACTTGGGGTGAGGCGTTCTCTATGACCTTCTCTCTGATGCTCCAGTATATGGATGCGGCTGAAATCGAAAGCATCACTGGAAGAACTATCGCTCAGAATGTTTCTGGCATCAGCAATATGTACGACTTCCAAGTCAAGTTCGATGTGCGTGAACTCGACACAGAGTTTGTCATTGAAAAACTAAAGGCCATCACCCAGTTTGTCCTGCCTCTTGATAACGGTGGCGTTATTGACAAGAATAAGTTGGTCAAGGCGGCTGTCGAGGCCATCGACCCAGACAAGGCCAAGGAACTTATCATCAACACGGGCACAGCGTCCCAGTTGCTCTATAAGGACATCCAGTCTGACATTGGTCTGATGATGCTTGGTAATGAAGCCAACTATGTCGAGAACGACCCAGCGGCTCCTTCTAAGTTGCAGTACCTGCAAGACATTATGGGTAAGAATCCTAAGGCCCAGCAGATGATGCAGGGAGACCAACACTTCCGTGCCCTTATGGAGAACTTCATCAAGAACCTACAGATGTCTGTCAGCCAGCAACAGAACAAGCAGATTGGACGCACTGGCGTGACCCCAGTTGCTCAACAGGCTGGTGACCAGATGCAGGGTCAGATTGACCAAGCAAATGAACAGCAGGGCCAGCAGGAACAGCAACAGCAGATGCCCCAGCAACAGTAATGAGTCTCCCATCACAAATCATCGTTGGCTTCTCGTTTGAGAAGAACAATGAACTCTGGAAGGCCATCAATATGCTTCTCGATGCGTCAGTTGAGTCCGAGGTGGCTTCCGCTATCGCCAAGGAGAATAAGGGCGAGGATAGGGCTTGGTACGCTGGTCGTGCCGATGCCCTCACCGCATTTAAGTCTATCTTGATTCAGACACGCAATGATGTGCTTAGAGACCAAGGCAGACCGTCAGAACCACACAGTTCGTCAGAAAGTGGTATCTGATGCGTTAAGCACTTGCTTTGAATAATTTAAAGCCGTAAATGGCTCACTAGTTCTGGAACTATCAAAAAATCCTGCCTATAAACGGACTTTAGACCTTATCTAATGACTACAGAAAATCAAGCCGACCTTAGCACGGCTCAAAACAACGCTACGACAAACGAAAGCACATCCACTCCTTTCGATACTCAAAAAATTGCCGATATTATCGGTAAGTCGTTCCTTGGTGGTGAGGAATCGAGTGAGGGTTCAGCCTCAGAAGAAAATGCTGAACTGGAGGGTCAAGCGACCTCCACGGACAATGTTCATTCACAGCAAACAGAAGAAACTAACGACAGTGATTCGACTGAAGACTCCGAGGAAACCGAAGAAACCAAGTCTGAAAGAGAAGAAACTGAGCGTGGGTTGCCCAAGGGGGTTAAGAAACGCATAGACAAACTTACGGCTAAGAAGCGTGAGGCTGAGTCTGAAGTAGAGAGATTGAGGTCTGAAGTGGAGCGACTGTCGCAAGAGGCTGAAAGGCCAGCACAGACTCCTACAAAGGACAATCCATTCGCTCACATCAAGACTATTGGCGACATCCAAAAGGAAGTCGAACAAGCCAAGCAAATCAGACGCTGGTGCGAAATGAATCCCGATGGTGCTATCGTAAGAAACAATCAAGGTGATGATGTCGAGTACTCTGCTGAAGAAGTACGGAATATCAAAATCAAATCTATGGACGCTCTTGAAGAGCATCTCCCCAAGCGGGCGAACTACCTTCAAGCCAGCGAACAGTTTGAACAACTTGCTAACAAGGATTATGTATGGTGGAAAGACCGTTCCTCTAGGGAGCGTCAGATGGCTGAATCTTTCATTACCGCATTTCCCGAAATTCTACGGGCACCAGACCACAAATTGATGCTAGGACACTTAATCACAGGTATCAAAACCTATGAGTCCACGAAGAGAAGCAGTTCTCCTCAGAAGGCACCAATGCAACCGAGACAAAGTTCTGCCCCTGCCAAGGTATCGTCTAACGATGCGAAGGCACAGCAAGCAAAACAGCGTTTTAGCAATTCTGGTAACCGTGACGACCTTTCGTCCATAATCGCTAACCGATTCCTGTAATCACCCCCAAAACCCCCTAAACCCTATATAATATATGGCCTCACTCACAGAACCCTCCTTCTCGTCTGGTAAGAGAGAAGAACTCGCTGACCTCATCTCGCTGGTCGATGCTAAGGATACTCCTTTCACATCGATGGCTAAGAAGGGAAGCAAGCCTGGAAATACTCTTTTCAGATGGCAAGCCGACTCTCTGCCTACCCCTCGTACCACTGGTACGGTTGATGGCACGGATGTCACCACCTACGAGAACTACACCAAGGACGGCTCCGCTGTCTACCGTGCTGAACTCAGCAACTTCATCCAAATCTTCAGACGCTCTGTCCGTGTGTCCCCGCTTACGCAGGATATCGCCACAGTCGCTGGTGTTCGTGATGAACTCGCTAACAATGTCGCTAAGGGCATCCAAGCCATCAAGCGTGATATGGAAGCGNCCCTCTGCTCCAACAACGGTGCCCAAGCCGATGCTGGTGGTTCGACCCCTTATCTGACCCGTGGTCTCCACAAGTGGCTCGCCGCCGCTGGTGCTGGCACACAGGACACGACCCTGCCTATCGCCTCGCAGTTCCAGACCCCTACTGCTAATCGCACGACAGTTGGTACTGCCGCCCTTACTGAATCTGTTGTCCAGAATGTCCTCACAGGCATCTACTCCCAGACAGGCCAGTTCAAGGACTACGACCTCCTCTGCGGTACGGCCCTCAAGAGAGCGTTCACGAACCTTGTGTTCACTACGCCTACTTCTGGTTCCCCGAACTCCCAGACCGCTATCCGCACTCTTAACAGAGAATCGGATGCCTCTTCCTACATCTCGTCTGTCGATATTTTCGAGGGCGATTTCGGTAAGTTGAGACTCCACCCTTCCCACTACCTCAATGCTACCGCTGGCGTTGGCTCGACCTTTGTTGGTTATGTCATCCCGTTCGACCAAGTCGAAGTGCGTTATGGTGGTAATGTCGCTGGCGTGACGGCTCTGCCTAACGCTGGTGGTGGCGAAGCCCGAATGATTGAAGCGGTTGCAGGTCTCTGTATCTACAACCCTCTGGCGTTCGGTGTGTTTGACTTCACAGCCTAATCCGCAGTAATGTCAGACATCATTCAAAGTCTGGCTGACGCAGTCCCTGCCCACCTTAGAAATAGGGTGGAGCAGGAACTCCTGTTGGGCTGGAGAATGAATGAGGTCAAAGCAAAGTCGGTTGCCAAGCAATCGGCTATTTTTCACAACAACAATGCTGCAAAAAGCGTTGAGGGTATTGGCGAGAAAATCGCCTCTATCCCGTTGGATGCCTTTCACTACTGGTCTCACAGACTCGGCAAGGAATGCTGGTCTGATGACCAGTTCGTGAAGGAATTTATCAACGATAACCCCGAAGTGGCAGTCAAGAACCGCATAAAGCGTACTTGTGTCCAAGGGGCAATTTTTACTGGTGACGGATATCTCATCAAATGAGAACACAGAACTACTCACAAATCCTCTTTGACGCTCTCCAGTACTCTGGAAATGACCGTCAGAATATACAGGCTGACACATTTGCTCAGTTTCGTGACTTCAGCAACGCTCGTATGCGTGAGGCTTGGGAGGCTAGTGAGTGGACTGACATAGTCCGCATTGCAAAGAATGCAATTACGATTGATGCACTTGGTGTTGCCTCCTTTGTTCCTATTGTTACTGCTGGAGAGATTCTGGCTGTTTTCACACGGAATCCACAGGAAACAACAAAGGCTGTACAGATTCAATATCAGTTGTACGACCTTGGGACATCTAGAAAAGTTATTGTAAACACAGCCCTAACAGAAGTGTGGTATGTGTATAGACTTATTTGTCCTATTCTTACTGGCGAACTCTACAGTCCGAATGTAGTTTACTTTAAGGATGTTCAGATTTACTTTGATGCTGGCTCTGGCACGGGTTCATACACTCCTGTGCTTGGTAAGCCTTACGCTGGCAACTTCTATACCTGTACGGCTTCTTCTACGATTGCTGGACAAAACCCAAACACAAACGCATCAAGTTGGACTAAGATTGACATTCCGTACATCTTCTCTTCCTTTATGTCTTGGGCTTCTGCGGCAAACTGGTTCGTCTCTGAAGGCCAAATGGCTGAGGCGGCTACTATTGAGGCAAAGGCTAATCAAATTCTCGATATGGAATACGACAAGATGCTCCGTCAGCAGTCCCAATTTGGTCGTATCAATATGACAAACACTTACTAATACAATGGCATTCGCATTCTCCTCCCCCATAATTCGTGGTTTTACCCACCAGAACTTCACAGCAGGTACTGCCGCAAGCACCCTTCTTGACCACGCCATCACCCCTATCAGACGGGTTATGGTCATCGTCCAGAACAAGTCTACAACGGCTACNATCGANGTGATTCTCTCTGAGTCTGGCTCTTCTGGTGTCATTNTNCCCCCCCTTGGTAACATTACCATCGAGAACTACAATGGTCATATCAGAGTGATTGCTACTGCCGCCGCCACCCCCGTCCACATCGCTTTCGCAACAGTCTA